ATGCTCGGGAGTTGGGACGAGCCCAAGAAAATCCAGCTCACGTCCTGGCTCGTCGAACAGCGTAGGCTAGGCGTCTCGTGCCCCGAAATATCAAGCACCACTTTGGAGGAGGTAACGAAGAGGCGCCCGCTGTCGATTCACGTCAGGGCAGACGCTTTACTACGCTACCTTGACGCCAAGAGCGACCTACTGGGTACGGTCGTGAAATTCTATGCGTTGGACAACAGCAAGGCTCCGGGACCCGCGAACGAGTTGCTGGCTTGGACTGCCTCCCGGCAAATTTCCGAAGTCATTACACTCGCTGAATATTGCCGTGAAGAAGGCTGGATCGAGCACCGCGCCACAGAGCGGACAGGGTCATCCCAAAATACAGTTCATGAATTGATGCTCAGGCCGCCTGGCTATGCGCGCCTTGCCGAACTTGACGGGATCAATCCTGGATCGAAACAAGCCTTCGTCGCCATGTGGTTCGACGACTCAATGAAGGCTGCCTACGAAGACGGCATCGCCCCAGCCATTCGGCAAGCGGGTTATGAACCCATGCGGATTGACCGCAAGGATCATAACAACAAGATCGACGACGAAATTATCGCCGAGATCAGGCGTTCTCGGTTCCTTGTCGCCGATTTCACGCAAGGCGACACGGGTGCCCGTGGTGGTGTCTATTATGAGGCCGGATTCGCTCACGGCCTCAACATACCTGTGATCTTCACTTGCCGTACCGACGCCATCGACAAGGTGCACTTCGACACGCGCCAATACAACCACATCACTTGGGCAACTCCGGGCGAACTGAATGAACGTCTCGCCAAGCGCATCTCAGCGACGCTCGGTGACGGGCCGTTGAAAAAGGTTGTGTGAGCGATGGAGTTCCGCATCGCCGACACATTCACGGACAGCCTTTTGCGGTTAACCGCGCAGGAACAGAAGGCAGTGAAGACGACCGCCTTCGACCTGCAGATGAATCCGTCATCACCCGGCTTGTCATTTCACAAGCTCGATCGCGCCAAGGATGCGAATTTCTGGTCGGTGCGCGTCAATGCCGACGTCCGGCTCATCGTGCATCGTACCACTTCGAGCCTCCTGCTCGCCTATGTCGATCACCACGACGACGCATACAAATGGGCGGAGCGGCGCAAGATCGAGCGTCATCCGACGACCGGCGCTATGCAGCTGGTCGAGATCCGCGAGCGCATTCAGGAAGTCGAGATCGTCAGGCCGAAGGAGGCCGCGGAACCCGAGGCGGCTCCGAGTCCATCGCCGAAGCCGAAGCTCTTCGACAACCTCCGCAAGTTCGAATTGATGGCCTTCGGCGTTCCCGAGGAATGGGTCGATGATGTGCGCACCGCGACCGAGGACAGCCTCTTCGACATCATCGCGCATCTGCCGCAGGAGGCGCAGGAAGCGCTCCTGAAGCTAGCGGTCGGCGAAAAGCCCGAACCGCCGCCGCCAGCGCCAGTAGAAGCCGATCCGTTCGCGCACCCGGACGCGCGGCGGAGGTTCCGCGTCCTGACCAATATCGAGGAATTGGAGCGTGCGCTCGAATACCCATGGGATAAGTGGGCGGTCTTCCTGCATCCCTCGCAAGCCGCTCTGGTTGAACGAAGCTATTCCGGACCGGCACGAGTCTCCGGCTCGGCGGGAACCGGGAAAACGATCGTGGCCCTGCATCGCGCGGCTCATCTCGCCCGAGCAAACCCGCAAGCACGTGTGCTGCTGACCACTTTCTCGAAGGCGCTCGCAAACGCATTGCGCGTCCGGCTTGCGACGCTCATTGGGAACGAGCCGACCATCGCTTCCCGGATCACGGTGAAGGCCATCCCCGCAGTAGGGTACGATCTTTACAGCGAGCGTTTCGCGCAGCCGAACATTGCTGTGCCGGCGCTGATCAAAAACCTGCTCGCCAAAGCGGCGTCGGAAGTCGAAGGCCACAAATTCTCGTCGCACTTCCTGTTCGGGGAATGGAGCGACGTGGTCGACGCGTGGCAACTGAAGTCCTGGGAGACGTATCGGGATGTCTCGCGCCTCGGCCGCAAGACAAGAATCGGCGGAAAGCAGCGGGAAATCCTCTGGTCTATATTCGAGCGCTTGCGAGCCGGCCTTGCAGAGAAGAAAGCGGTGACGTGGGCTGATGTGTTCGGCCGTCTCACCGACGATCTCGCCGCCCGCGGTGCGGCGCCGTTCGACTACGCAGTTGTAGACGAGGCCCAAGACCTCGGCGTCGCCGAGGCGCGATTTCTCGGGGCGTTGTCGGGTGGCAAACCGAATGGCCTCTTCTTTGCGGGCGATCTCGGCCAACGCATCTTCCAGCAGCCGTTCTCGTGGAAGACCCTTGGGCTCGATGTGCGAGGGCGATCTTTCACCTTGCGGATCAACTATCGGACTTCGCACCAGATACGGATGCATGCGGATCGACTGCTACCGGCTACGGTCTCGGACGTGGACGGCAATGCCGAAGGCCGCCGTGGCACAGTGTCGGTGTTCGACGGACCGCCGCCACTGGTCACGGTGTGCGAGGATACAGGCAAGGAAGCCGAAACCGTCGGTGCCTGGATCGCGGAACGGCTGGGCGAGGGGTGTCAGCCGCACGAGATCGGGGTCTTCGTTCGATCCGAAGCCGAACTGAAGAGGGCACGGGCTGCGCTGAAAATTGCGGGTGCCCGTTCTGTCGAACTCAGCGACAAGGTTGAAGTCGAAGACGGCTCGGTGGCCATTAGCACTATGCATTTCGCCAAGGGCTTGGAGTTCCGATCTGTCGTCGTCATGGCCTGCGACGATGAGGTCATTCCCCTGCAAGAGCGCATCGAGAGTGTCGCCGACGACGCCGACCTCGAAGAAGTCTACGATACTGAGCGGCATCTGCTCTACGTCGCATGCACGCGCGCGCGGGACCACTTGTTGGTAACCGGCGTTGATCCCGTTTCGGAATTTCTGGACGACTTCCTGAAGGGCGATCAAGGGCGATCCGCGCAAGCCCGCGCCTGATCGCGCAGCGCGGCGTAGTCCAGCATCGCCCGTTCAAGTGCTGCGCCGGGCGGCAGTCGCTCGATTTCCGCTGCGAGACGCGCCTGGAAGGCCCGGTCGTAGGCCGCGATCGGCGGGCAGACAACCGATGGCCTAGAAGGAGCCGTCGCGCAGGCGCTCAGCGAGAGCGTCGCGATGATGAGGGGCGACAGCGCCCGCTTCGAGCATCCGGTCTTTCGCATCGGAAGCCTCCTGTTGGGATTTGAGTTCGGCTTCGCGGGCCTTCGCCGCCTCGACGGCGGCGCCCGCGCGTCGGCCGGCGGCGAAGATCGCCGCGGTGGCGATTGCCACCGCGACGATGAGGGCGAGAGCGATCCAGCCGGTCACTTCAGGGCTCCAGCGATGCCGGCGCGCAGCGTGCCGAGGCCGAGCGCGGCGAGAACATGGGTGAGCCAGTCGGGGCCAACCTCTATGCCCGGCACGTCGATGCCGAGGCCTTTCTCGACGACTACGACCAATAAGAGGACGGCAGCGATGATGTAGGTGCGGTAGCCCGCACCGAATTGAAGAACGGCGTTCATGGAAGTCTCCTTTGGTGGGTTGGATCAGGCCTCGTTGACGGAGAGGCTGCCGCTCGCAGCGAGAGGGATGGGTCGGACGTTTGCGGGCCGGGCGCGGTAAGCGGGGCGGCGCACCGCCACGAGCCGGTTGCGCGACAGCCGCGTGATCGTGACGCGATCGGATTGATTGCCGCCTAGGACGTGGAACGCGCTCGCGTCGTGGCCGACATAGAGGCCGACGTGCCCGCCGCCCTTGCGCTTGAAGACGAGAACGTCGCCGAGCGCCGCGGCTCCTTTCGGAACCGACGTGCCGAACGACACCCATTCGAGCGCCGACAGATAGAGGCGTGGGGGATTGCGTTCGAGGCGTCGCTCGGCGTTCGCGCGATGCGCGATGATCGCCATGAATAGGCCGCACCACGGGATCGCATCGTGCCGATAGACGCCGGCATAGGCGCGGCCGAGCCCGGCGGCTTCGAGTTCGTCTTGCCAGCCGACGATCTTCGGATTGTCGGCGGCGCCTGGCGCCTCGAGCGTTCCGAATTCCTTCAGCGCCTCGGCGATCATCCGCGGGCCGGGTTCGGCTTCGAGCCATTGGTATTGGACAGGCAGCATTTGAGACCTCCAGAAACGACGAAGCCCGCCGGAGGGGCGGGCTTTCGTGGGAAGACGGATGATTGGTTCTATTCGGCTGGTGGCCGGTGCTCGACGACGCGATCGAGCTTGGCCTCGATCTTCAAGAGATGCTGGACGAGGCGAGCCTCCACGTCCTTCATGTAGGCGACCGAGGCATAGTTGGTCGCGACGTGGAGCTTGAAGTCGGAGATCTCGGTTCGGATGCTCTCAAGGGCTTTGTCGGCCGCGGTCTTTTGCGTTTGAAGCAGCCAGAAAAGGCCCCCGAGCGCCGGTATTTCTATCGCCGTGATCCACCATTGAAGGTCCATCGCAAATCTCCTCAGAAGGCTGCGGCTATCGCGAACTCAATGTTCACGTAGAGGCGGACGACACCGGCGGCGCCCATCGCCGTCAGGTTGGTGATGACGAGCCCTTCGTTGGGCGCGAGCACAATCAACTGGTCGCCGGTGTACTGGTCCCAGAGGTTGTTCTGGTCCGGAACGAGGCCTTGGCCGGCGCCGCCGGACCACGCTCCGATCTGGGCAAGGGCGTTTGTGTCGAGCGTCCGGGTGCCGGCCGTCAGGGCCGCGGCGGCGGCGATCCTCGCATCCAAAGAATTCGGCGCGGCGAGCGAGGTGCGCACCTTGGTATTGTTGCCGGCGATCGACACGGCGGTGCCGCCGGAATCCGACGCAGTGAAGGAGCGGGCGACGAGGAGCCCGTAGTCGACGGCCTGTGGGGTCGTGAAGGCCGTCGTCGTGAGGAAACCAAGGCCAATGCGCCGGACTAGGACGAGCTCGCCATTGCCTGCGGCGTTCCTAAGCGAAAGCACCGGGCCGTTCGCCGCCACGCCGGTCAACGCACCGGACTGCGCTCCGAAAGCGAAATACCCGGTCAGCTCGAAGGGTCGAAGCGTCGCCCTGAGGGCATTCTTGGCGGCGTCGACAAACGCCATGTTCCCGGTGTTTGGGTCTTCCAAAACGGCCATGTGATCACCCGATCTGATAGTTGACTTTGATGTTGCGTTTCGCCGCTCCGCCGCGAGGCGCGGACCAGTAGACGGTCGCCTGGCCGCTGCCGGGCGACGCCGCGAAGGTGATGCCGGCGTACATCTGGGCTTCGTCGGCGCGCGTGCCCTTACCGGTGTACGGGCCAGGCGCGAGCTGAACGAGGAGCTTGGAGGTCGACTTGATGGCTGTGTCGGTCAGCGTGAACTTGCCGCTGTGCACCGCGATGGTGCCGAGATTGATCTCGGCCGTGGCGATCAGCTTGCCCGGCTCGGGAAGCAAGCGCCCCGAAGTCCGATCGATTGAGAAGGCGACGAAATAAGTCGAGCCGTCCGGGCTGACCTTGAAGGCGAAGTTGTCGTCGCCGAGGAGGCCAATTTCCGCGCGGCCGGAAAAGTTGTCCTGGAAGAGAAGCGACGCCGTCTTTGCCGGGGCCTCTTTGTTGATGGTGAAGCGGATATCGCCGTTGCCGCCGTAGGCGGTTTCGAGCGTGGCAAACAGGATTGCGTTGCTCTTTACGGCAAGCTTGTTTGTCGCGTCGGCGGCCGTATTGATGCCGACCATCGGCAAGTTCTGGAGGGCGAGAACCGACATGAGATCGGTCCACACTGAGCCGGTGAAGATCAGGAGCCGCAGCTCGTCTGCGAGATAGGCCAGCAGCCCTTTCTCTCCCGGGTAGAACCGCCACGCGCCGTCGAGGCAGAAGGCGATCTCGCCGGCATGACCCGCCCAGGCGCCGGTTGGACTCGCGGCGACTAGATAGGTGTCACCGTCAGCCGGGCTGCCAGGAGGCGCCGCCAGATCGCGATCGAGGAGGTAGAGGTCGATGAGCGCGTCGAGCTGATTCAGCGCGTCGTTATGGGTAACCTCCTTCTGCGCCTGCCCTTGCGCGATGTAGGGCAGGCCGAAGCGCGGCGTCGGCATCAGTTCGGTTCCTGGCTTGTGGAATTTGTCTGGTCAGAGCGTGGCGGGAGCGGGCCAGCCGCGGCCGACGGTTGCGGAGATCTGATAGACCCTCACCGCAACCGAGGACTGCGCCGATCCGAAGTCAGCCGTTTGCTGCGCGGCGGTGTAGGTCGCAGCCGGCGACGTGGCCGAAAGGGTGCGGACCGCATCGGAGCCGTCGAGGATATCGACTTCGTAGCGTTCGCTTTCTTCGTTGAGCGGAACATCGGTTCCGTCGGACCACACACCGCCGAAGCGCGTGCGCCGAACCCAGGCGATCGAAAGGTCGCCCGCGCCGTTGCGGATGCCGGCGACATGCACCGGCGACCACGGCATCAGGCCCACACACCGCGCGGTGAACGTTTCCTGCTGCCAGGCCACGTCGGACGGATCGAGGCTACTTGGTCCCCATTTGTAGAAGCGAGCCACTCCACGTTCCGCGAGCGCGGCATGAATCTGTGCGACGGCCGCGTCAAGCACGACGACGCGTGCGCCGGCTGTGACCGGCGATTGCATGGCGTGTTCGGTCCCGAGGCGACCGCGCAGCAGTTTGGTGAGATCGTAGACGCCTGCGCTGACGAGTGTCGCGGTGCAGTACTGGAGGATTTCCCAGTCGCCGGTGGCGTTCTTGATCATGAGGGCGTTTGCCCGGCCGGAGAGCACCGTGTCCTCGGGCACGCTTGCCAGCGCGCCCGAATAGAGCTGAACGCGTAGCGTATTGACTACGTCGTAGTAGTCCGTCGGTCCCGAATAGAAGTCGAAGAGCGTTTCGCCGATTGCCGCCCTGATGGGCAGGACAGTATCGATGGCGAAGCTGTCGCCGGTCGGGCTGTCCAGGAGCGTGACGCCGGCAAACGGCGCGGCCGAGACGCCCACATAGGGCGCGTAGGCGACATCGCTGTCGCCTAGCATCGGAACATCCATGAGTTCCAGGATGGCGCGGCCGTAGACCGGCGGTGGATTGAACACAGGGGTCGTGTCTCCCGGAAGCGGTGGCGCGTAGATGGCGCCCTCCGACCGTTGCCCTTCCATCGATCGCGCCCAGGCGTCGTTGATCCTCGTGAGGCGGAACTCGCGAGCCCGCCCGTCGATGACGAGGTTGATCACGTCGCTGGCGTCGAGGGCGATCTGATCAGGCGGCAATCCGTGCTTCGAAGTCTCCCTGCCGATCCAGGCCTCGGCAAGAGCCCGGTCCGCGATGGCCTGTGCCTGAATCTCGTCCATGACGAGCGGGACGGTCACGTCCGTCTTGCGCTCCGAATAGCCAGCGATACGGCTCGCCGAGACGGTCCCCGACTCATAGTTGCCGCTTCCGTCGATGAACGTCACCGAGACGATGTCCGGCAGGTCGGTTTCCTGAGCGCGCGTGAGCGTGACGATGTCGCCCTGCTCGGACAGGACGCAATCGTCGGGATCGAATGTGCCGACGGCGGCGCGCCCGCGAGGCAGGAAGCGGATCAGGCCCTCGCTCTCGACCGCATCGAACGCGAAGGCGTTCATCAGCAGCTCGATCTCCGCGCGCGGGCTCATCGGCCGGTCGCGGACATAGCCGACCACGATCCCGGCGAGGGCCGTCACGTCGTATTCGATGAACCCGACGCGCTTGCAGCGCTCCGCCACCAGCGCGGCCAAATCGGCGAGCCCGACCTTGCCGTTGAGCCAATGCCCAAGCGGCCAGAGGTCGCCGTCACCCCATGCGTCGGTGCGGGACGGCCATGCCGGGTAGGGCCGAGCGTCAAATGTCCACACCGCAACAAGTCCGATCATTGGGCCGCCGTAAACCGAGGATGTCGGATTGTTGGCGCCCCAATAGGAGAGCATCGCCTCGATGCCGCGGCGCTGGATCAGGTCATCGCGCGTGCCCCGCGAATGGTAGGGCAGCAGGCTTTCCGACGACTTTGGATCAAAGAAGACATTCGGCTGATTGGTCCCCTTGTCGACCGACGGGATGCCGAATTCGGTGAAGCGGATCGGCTTCGACTGCGCCACCCAGCCTGTGGGCGATCCGCTCTGGACGCCGCCGGGCCGGTTGTAGTGCTGATTGAGCCACCAGTTGCGAAAATCCTTGGCGCGGAACACCCACGGCTTTCCGTAGGCGCCGTCCGTGATCGCTGTGCGAGCCTGCGTGTCGCGTGCGTTTGCGTCGGCATAGTACCAATCGTAGTCCTCGCCGCCTTCAACGTTTCCGCGGAGGTAGCCTAGATCGTAAATCGAAGCGGCGCCGGCGAGGGCATCGAGGTGCGCATTGCCGTCCCGCCAATCGGAGAGCGGCACGTAAAGATCGACGCCGACGAAATCGACGTTGCCGTCTGACCACAGCGGATCGAGGTGAAAGAACAGGTCGCCGGTGCCGTCGCCCGGATTGTAGTTGTTGTATTCCGACCAATCCGCCGCGTAGCCGACCTTCACGCCGCTGCCTAGGATCGACTTCACGTCTGCGGCGAGCGTCTTCATCCTCGCCACGGCCGGAAAGTTGGTTGCGCTGTCGCGAACCGTCGTCAGCCCCCTGAGCTCGGACCCGATCAGGAAGGCGTCCACTGCGCCGGAGTCGACCGAATTGATCGCGGCGCAGAGCTTCGCGTAGTGCAGGATGAAGCGGCGGAAGCTCCATTCGCTCGGCCCCGAATAGTTCGTCGTGACTTCGTTTGTGCTGCCGTTCACCGAGACGGTGATGTTGGAAGCGGCAACTGCTCCAAAGAACGAGTTGATCTGCGTGGTGGCCCCGGAAGTCTTGTCGACCGTTCCGGGCCGCCCTGGCGCCGGCGAGCAGGTGATGCGCCCGCGCCAGGGATAGATCGGCTGACCTGCGCTTCCGGTCCACGGATCGGTCAGGGCGTTGCCTGCGGCGATGTCCATGAACACGAAGGGATAGAAAATGACCGAGTGACCGCGCGCCTTCAGGTCGCGAATCGCCCGCACGACCGAATCGTCTGACGGAGTGCCACCATAGGCCGGGCGGCCATCGACGGTGCTGACCACCAACGCGGCGCCGCGCGTGAGCGTGTGCACCTTCCAGGAGTTCGGCGTGGTCGTCTTTGCCGAGACTTCGACCTTCGGCCGGATCGTGCAGGTTCCGGCGCGTAGATCGTCGCCGAACCATCCCACGACCAGCAGAACGGTGCCGGTGTTCGGAATCGATGCTTCGAGATCATCGAGAGCGACGTTCCAGTCTGCCGTGTCTTGCCCCGCGAATTGGTTTTCTGGCGTCGTCGCCCCACCGCCGAGATCGCGTGTGTGGACTATGGTGTCGTAGACGCGCTCGCCGGCGCCCGGGATCAAGGTAATCGCCTGGATGATATCCTCGAGCCCCGATCCATCCGAAGGCGAAACGCGGCGGAACACCTCGAACATGAGCTGCGGCAGACGGTTGCCGAACTGCGTGATCTGGAGGTTGTCGAAGACAACGTAGGCCGTGCCGCGATAGGCCGGCGTGTTATCCGTGCCTTCGATTCCCTCGATCAGCGAATCTGGCGACTGCCCGGCGGCGCCGCGATGCAGGCGCATCGTGACGCCGGTCATGTCGAGTTGCTTGCCGTCGGCCCAGACTCTGCCGACCCTATCGATCACGCCCTCGCAGAGCCCGACAGCGAAATTCGCATAATAGGTGTAGGTGGTCGTTTCGACCGTGGAGCCACCGCCACCCTTGCCGCCGCCGCTCGATTCGTTCTTGGCGACTTCCTTGAACTTGGTCGCCCAGATGATTTGACCCGCGAGCCTCGTTCGGCCGGCGATCTCCGGGATCGGCGCGCCCTCGGTCGAGGCCTGCACCTGCAGATTGTCGAGACGCGGACCTTCCTGCTTCTGCGGTCCGGGACCGAACAGACGTGCATCGATGTAGCTTCCGGCGACGGTCGCAGCCGCGGTCGCCACGGCCGTTATCCACGCAGCGGCGCCCTGCGTCAGGGCCGTGGCCGCGACGGTCAGAACGAGGGTCGCCATGGAGATCAGTCCGCGAGATCAGGAAACGAGAACGCGAAGCGCAGGCGGCGGCGCGATCCGCCTCCGGTCCAAAGCGAAACCTCGGCGACCGGATGGGCTTCGATCGAATGCACCATGCGGCCGGGCGCGGTCAGAAAAGCGCAGTGCTTGGCCGGCGAGTGGTCCTTCATCGCGAAGAGCAGCACGTCGCCGTGCCGGATATCGCCGATCGCGACCGGAATCATGTGCCTACCGGCCGCTTCCGCGAGCGTCTCGCGGCCGATCGCCTCCGCCCAGTCGCGCGTATAGGGCGGCGGCTGTTCGGGTTCTTCGCCGTAGATCGCCCGCCAGACGCCGCGCACAAGCCCGAGGCAATCGCAGCCGACACCTTTGAGCGACGCCTGATGCACATAGGACGTGCCGATCCAGGAGCGCGCTTCGGCGACGATGTCCGCTCGGCTAACCATTGAGCGATCCACCGTCGTTGCCATCGCCCTGCTTGGCATAGGACAGCGCGAAATCGTTGCCCGGCATGTGCGGAAATCCGCCAAAGTTGATGACGTTGGAGAAGCGGTCGCGGCAAGTCGCCAAGGTCTTGTCGCAACCAGCAGTGATCGAGAACGTGTCGCCCACCTGAATCGGCCGTGGCATCGGCAAGAACAGCGATAGCCGCGAGTTCGGGCTGCCCTGCGAATGCGCCTTCACCTCGATCGCGACACCGGCGTTGTCACCGGTCGCCCACACGATCTTTCCGCGGCTGAAGATGCCCGAGGCGAACGAACCGATGCCGCTCGCGGTGAAATCGAAATTGCTGATGACACTCGCGACCGTCCCGCTGCCGTGATGCGCGGACGCGCCAAGATCAATGCTGCAGCGCGTATCGCCAAGCTCCCAGGCGCAGGTGCGCTGGAAGACGCGGCCGGCGCTTTGGTCGAGGCGCGCGGCAAGCCCCCGAAGCTCTGCCGAGAACGCCGTTTCACTGCGCGTGACCTGGCCGAGGAAGCCGGATCGCAGGACGACGCGCTGCGACACGTCCTGCCAGTTCACCCGCATGATCGCGACCGACGCGTCGTCATAAAGTCCGGCGTTGAGGTCATCCTCGGTGATCGCGGCCGACGAGAGCGCGCCGTCCACGTCGAGGTTCGACACGCCAAGCCCGAGCTGATCTTCGATCGCGGTCGCGGTGAAGCCGCTCGCCGCCTTGTAGGTCGTGCCGTCGATCACGAGGTCGCGATCATGATCGGTAAAGCCCAGGACCGCACTGTCCTTCCGCTCGACGCGCCAACAATGGCAAAGGGTCGTGACTCCACCGCCAAGATGCGCGGCGAGGCCGGCGTCGAGCGTCTTCATTCGTTGACCTCAGTGAGATTGATCTGCGGGACGATCTGCTGATCCCAGGCGTTTGCCTGGACGGGAAGCTTGTCGGTATCGAAGCGCACGGGCACGTCGAAATCGAACGTCGCAGTCGGCGCCGATCCCGGCGCGCTCCCAAAAGTTACCAAGCCTGTCAGATAGTCGATGCCGGACGGTGTGACCGGCGATCCGCCGATTTTGATCGCAACGGTTCCCAGAACCGGCTTCGTGACCGTGCGGACGTGTTCGTATCCGCCGATATTGTACCGCTTGACGAGTTGCCAGACCGTGGGTGTCACCTGAACCATCGCCACGCCGGCCGCGCCGTAGTCGCTCCAATCCTTGAAGCGGAACGAGTAGCCGCGTCCCTTCACGATGTAGAAATGGGCGATGACCGCCTGCATTTCGGCGCGGGTGCGGATGCCGGTCGAGATGTTCCATTCGCCGCGCGCGTTCGCCCATTGGATGTTGCGGCGCTCCGATCCCGATCCCAGCGTCACCACGTTGGTCGAAAAGCCGGGTCCGCCGGTCGCGCCGCGTGCCACCGCGTCCGGAAAGGAAATGTCGAGGAAGGGCTGCGGCATGGTTTATCTCCCGCGCATCCCGATCTGCACGGCGCGTGAGAGGTCGGCCGCGAGTTGAGTCCGGCTTGCCTGAAACGCTGACGGGCTGGGCGTCTGGATCGTGACGTAGACGTTTGGTTGGGCGCCGCGGTCGCCACGGTTGTAGCGCCGCGTTTCCTCCCGGTTGAGCACGCGCTCGCCGCGTTGGAGGATTGCCGGCACCTCGTCGGGCGAAAGGAACGCACCGTCATGCAGACGCGGCGCGAAATGGAACAAGGCTATCGGCACCGCGCGCGTGGCTGAGAGTTGCTCGGCCATGCCGCCGGCGTGCCCGACGCCGAAGCCTTTCATGATCGACCCGATGATGCCCCCGACCGAGGACATGGTTGGTAGGTTGGAGCCGAAGAGAAGGTTCTTCAGCGGGTTCAGCAGGGCGAGCTTGATCAGTTCCTTGTTGATGTCGAGGATCGCCGCGCGTCCGGCGTCGGCCCATGACTCCCAATCGGTCTTTCCTTCCGCGATCAAATCGGCGAAGTGTCCGAACACGGTATCGGTTAGGCCGACGAGCTCTTGCGTCGATGACCGCGCCAGCGAAAGCGACTGGTTCAGCCGCTCGATCGCGCCGGCATTGGCGATGACGACCTGCGCTTCCTTGGACCCGAGATCGATGCCCTGCTGGATAAGCTGCTGCTTGGCCTGAAGCTGCGCGATCTCGATCGCGGCCAGGGACTCGTTCGTGCCGGCGAGTTCGATCTGCCTCTGCAGAAGCGTAATCTGGTTCGTCTGCGTCTCGATCTGGCCAAGAGCGGCGTTGCGCGCCTCCTCGGCATTCAGCAGGCCGTAGGCGCCGCGCAGGGCGTCGATAACGCGGGTCAGCGTCGTCTTCGCATCGCCTTCCGCGAGTGACTGCGCCACGAGCAGCGGGCGAAGCGCCTGCTCAACCTGCATCTGGCGCCGGGCCTGCTCGATAGTGATCGCGCCTGACGCGATGGCGTCGTTGAGGCGCTTCTGCGCGGCGGCTTGAGCACCCAGATCATCGGCCGATTTAGCGGACTGCGCGGCGGTCTGCGCGATCTCTTCGGCGAGGATCTGCCGCATACGTGTCTCGACATCGACGCCGTTGCGGATCGCCTCGGTGAGCGCCTTTTGTCTCGCCTCAGCTTCCTGCGCCGCGGCGGCGCCCTTGAGATAGGCGTTCGCCACTTCGAGCGAAGCCCGCGCATTCACGGTGAGCGTGAGCGACTGCTCGGCAATCGCGTGCGTCGCCTCGGCGCGCGCCTTCGTTCCGGCCCGCGTGATCTCCGCTTCGGCCGTTGCTGTCGTGACAACCTGCCCCGACAGCTCGATGCGGCGCCGTTCCTCCGCAATGGCGGCTCGCTGCGCCGGCGTCTTGGCTTCAAGCGCCTGGATTTCAAGCTCGTCCAGCCGGCGGGCCTTCTCGGCGGGAGCGAGCCAGGTCTGAACGGCCCGCGTCACCGCGTCATAGGCGGCTTCGACCTGCGCGAGGTCCGTCACCTTCTGCCTGGCCAGCGGATCGGTCAGGGCAGTCGCCAGACTGGCCTGTTGCTGCCGCAATGCCTGGAGATCGTTGAAGCCCGGCGTGGCGCTCCGGGCGATGTCGCCCGCCAACACGGAGGTGCGGGCTGCGAGGGCGTCCGCCTTCGCTTGATCGGCACGCCGTTGGAGCTCGTCGAGCTGTCGCCTGACATTGGCGATGTCGGCGTCGATATCCGAAAGTGGACGCTCGAAGAGATACCGCGCGCCCCACGGGCCGGTGACCCTGGCGCGCTCCTGCTGCAAATCCTCCAGCCTCTGCTGGAGCGTCGGATCGGTGGCGCGATCGATCGCGCGGCCGATGGCATCCACCGCGTTCGACGCGGTGCGCGTCACGAAATCCCAGGCCTGGCCGAGCGCCGTCGTCGCCTCGGCGGCGTCAACAAGGGACGGCTTCAGGGTGTCGAACAGAACTCTTTGGGCGGCGGTGAGATCGTTCTGAGCCGCGAGCGTCTTGATAAGTTGTCGTGTCCGATCGTCGTAGCCGCCGACCTTGGCGTTGAGAACATCGACGCCCCGAGCCGGATCGGCGAAGGCGTCGGCGAGTTCCTTGGTCGCAGCCGCGATGTCCTGGCCGGTGGTTGCGGCGTAGTTCTTCGCCGCGGTAATCAAGTCGCCGAATTGGTCGACGCCGATTCTGCCGGTGCGGAGGAACGCCACCTCCATGTCGCGGGCCGCCGCCACCGAAATGCGCCCGGCAGCCGAGGCGCTGTCGGCGATCCGATTAAGTTGGTCGACCGTGGAACCGGCGGCGCGCCCGACGCCGGCGGTGGCAACCTGAAGCTCCTTCTGCGCGGTGATGTAGCTGTAGTAGGCGTAAAGCGCCGTTCCACCGATCGCGGCGAGCCCGGCGACCAACAAGGTGGTGGGCGACACCAGCCCGAGGACGACGCGACCGAGTTCCTTTAGGACGCCGCCGACGCCCATGCCCGACCCGGCGAAGACCTGCGCGATCTGGGTGCCCTGCTGCAACAGGACAGTGAGCGGCCGCTGCCCGCCAGCGAGGCCGACGACAACATCGTTCAGCTGGTAGCCGAGATTGACCACCTGGTAGCTCGCGAGGCGGGAGCCTTCGCCGACGCCCTTGAGCGCCTTCGCCGTGGCGTCGAAGCGGGTCCGCGCGAGCTGATGCGCTGCGGCTTGTTCCTGCGCCGAGATCGTTCCCGCCTTTGATAGCGCGTTCGCCTCGGCGATCTCGGTATTGAGCCTTGCCTGTGCGGCGCCGAGTGGGTCGATCTGTGCGCGCAGTGCCTTGGTACGCGCTTCAAGGTCTTCGGTGGCCTTCGCGGCGTCCTCGAACACCTTCGCGGATTCGCGGGCGGAGCTGGCACCGGACGTGCCAATCCCCATGAAGGCATTGAACTTGCGCTGCGCGTCGTCCGCGCTGGCCGCCTGCTTGGCTGCTTGGGCGAGACGCTGAAGGCGCTGCGTTTCGCGATCGGTGGCCACGCCAGCGGCGTCGATCGATGCGGCGGTCTTGCTGAACGCGTCCTGGCCGGCCTTGCCGACCTCATCGAACGCTCGCTTGACGTCATCCTTGCCCGTGACGCCGATGCGGATCGAGACGTTGCGGTCGGTCAAGGTTCACTTTCCCTGCGGTAGGCGCGCACGACGAGCGCCTCGATCTCGGGCAGCGCATCAATGAGGATTGGACTGAGGGCGCCCATCGCGTCCGCGAGGAGAAGGACGGCGGCGAAGTCGAGCCCGTAGACGCCGCCCATGACGGCACGCACCTGACCGGCCGAGCGGCTGAAGACTTGCCAGGCCGCAATGCCGTCGTCGGTCTGAGGCGCGTGTTCTAGGTACGGGCAGGCCCCGCAGCTTTCCGGGCACGCGGCGCAGTAGGCTTCGCCCCCGCCGAAGTGCCAGTCGGCGAGAGCGAGAAGGCGTTTTTTTCATCGGCCCGGATCAAGGCTGGCGTGACATAGAGCCGGTCGATGGCGTCGAACGCCTGCCAGAGCTCAAGCAGTGCCTCGATGTTCTCCGGCGTCGGCGCGACCGCATCGCCATCGGCGTTGCCAACGCCGCCCCACTCGAGGACTCCCCAGCGCGCGATGCTGCGCGTGAAGGCGGCGCTGCCCACAAAAATCGCTTCGCCGTCTGGTGTCTTCATCGCATCGGCGGCGGCTTGCCGTGCGGCGATGATCGCGGCGATGGTGATAGGGCGAACTTTGATCCGCACACCCGGGATGAGATCGAGCCAAAAGGGGTCGCGCTGCTGCGCGGCAAGCTTGAGCATCGTGTTCCTCGTGATGTTGAAGGGCTTTCGCTCGAAGCGAGCGGTCAGTAGGCGGAAACGTCGTTCACCAGCGTCGCCGTGCAGGTCTTCGCTAGGGTGGGGTGTTCCGACGCCTGCCAGTCGAAGGTCGCCTGCACGCCAGCCGGCCCCGTGATTGGGAGCTTGGGCTTGGGTAGATAGACGTTGTGCACGGTGAACCGGAGCAACTTTCCGGACGCAATCGACCACTCGAAGATCAGCTCGATCGGGGTTCCAGCTACCGCAAGATCGAGCAGCGTTGTATCCGCGAAGCGAATACCGACTTGACCAGTGACAGCGAGCATCGCGGGGTCGGCCCCGGCGATTCGGCCGTCTGGTCGGATGACCTCGACCTTGTCGAGGCCGTTCGAATAGCTGAAATTCCCAGAGACGACATTTCCGAGCGGAACGCCGTCGCGGCGGATTTGCCCCGTGAACTGGGTGAAACGTTCGATCACCAGTTCCGTCGGCGAACCTGCGCCTGAGGAGCCGCTGCGCGTCTCGCCTTGTGCGACGACGCTGACGGTTCCGTTCAGCAGCCCGGAGCGTTGCAGCTGGATCGCCAGCTTGTCCGCCATCGCACCGAAATTCATGCCGTAGCTTGGCACGTCGGGCATGCCGACTTCGATCGAGGCGGACGGCAGTGTAAGCAGACCGGACGTGAAGGTGTGGTTGTACGGCCCGGAAGCCGAGCCCCCGGCGAGCGTGCTGCCAGAAGGCGTCGCCTTGGAGTCAGGAGATGTCGAGGCGGCCAACGCTACGCTGTTGCCGCCGGTGCCGACCGTGTCGGACACAATCAGGATCGAGTCGCCGGCGAGGTTGAGCGTGTAGGTCTGGGCAGAGAAGGCCGAAACGGCGCTCCCGTTCATGCCGATGACGGCGTTGGAGAGAGTCTCAAGCAGGCTTGCGCCGATTTTGCTCTGGTTGCCGGCGGGCGTGCCGGTCACGAACGTCCAGGCCTGCCCGCCGATCGAGATCGTGCTGTTGTTCGCCGGCTGTCCGCTGAAGGCGAAATTGCCCGTCGCAGCGATGCCCTGGGCCGATGTTGGCGCTCCTAGCAGGAGCTTCAACCAATAGCCGAAGGTCCTGAGATCGAGCGGCACTACCACGTCGCCATCGTTGTTGATGACATCGCGCGCGGGCTGTTGAGGATCGCGCCCGTAGCCGAGCAGATCGCTTTCGATCAGGTTCTGCTGTTCGCCAAGCGCCGCCGACACGAACGGCACCTGCTTGAAGCCGGAGCCGGGCGAAACGCCATAGGTGGATTCGAACGCCAAAGCCATGACGGCGTTGGCGCCGCGCGCGCGGGCCATGCGAGCCTCCTTGAAAGAATCTCAGGTGAGAGGATTAGAAATTGCGTAATTGGCGATGATCGCCGTGTCGGCCCATCGGCCGGAGATTGCGCCCGCTGTTTCCAGATCGTCCGATGTGGGCGCCTCCGGCTCGATGAAGTCGCAAAGGCCGCCGAGTGTTCGATCGGCGGCGACGGCCGCGCCAATCGCCGACAGCATTTGATCGAGCGCCTGCTCGCGGGTCAGCATGCCGGACGAGAATGCGGCGATTTCGACCGGCACGCGATGGGCGTAAACGTAGGTAAGCGGCGAGAGGAGAACTTCCGGCTCGCCCGGATCTCCATCGCGGATGATCACGAGGCCGCCTGGCGGAATTCGCTCCGGCTTGTCGAGGTTGCGCTTAACCTCGGCGGACGGCAGGGCGGTGGCGACAAGCGTCTTGATCGCGTCAAGCACCTGTTCGCGCCGACTCGTCATTGCCTATCTCCAATGCGTCGCTATGAGGCCGGACACGCGATCGGCCCAGCGGTTGCCTGCGCCCTCGACATCGAACCGCTTCCTTGGATTCACCAACGGCACGAGCAAGAAGATCACGAGGAACTTCCTGCCCCCGGTTAGAGGCGCACTAATCGCTTTGAAAGACTTGCGCCGGCGCCATCGCGCCGGCTGCCTCGCGTAGGAGGCGTCGGTCACGAGAAGCGCGTACCCGGCGCGCGCGATGAAGCGCAGCTTGACGCCGGTTTCCGTCTCCCAGATCGCGGGCGTTAGTCGCCGGTTCTTGACCGTCGTGTGACGGACGCCGGCGTCCCTGGTTGGGATGGCGAGGTAGCGGCGGTTCCGCGCCACGATCGGAACGCCGCGCTCGAAGGCGTCGACGATATAGGGCGCTCGGGACCACACGTAGGCGGCCGAATTGATACTGGGGCGGGTCTCAGGAAAGCGCTTGCCTCGCCACGTTTTTGCCAAGCGCGCGCCGAGGCCCGCGCCCATGACTTGCTGCCGGAGTTCATCCTTCAAGCCGGCCTGGACATCGTCCATGGCCTCGGCGACCGCCTTCTCCGTGTCGTCATAGGCGGGCTTGAGGAGACCCTTAAGCTCCTCAGCCTTGAAGGTGAGCCGCATCATCTAATTGGGCTCAGATGCTTCGCAGGTCCAAACAAGTCCTAGGCTGTCCCGCGTCGGCGTGCCGATGATGTCGAAGAGATCGCCGTCGATCTCAACCGTATCTCCCGCCGCCGGCACAGCGACTTCGGTCGAACGCACGTCGATGAGCACCGCGGACAGAACGGTTCGGCTATTCCCAAACCCAACAATCTCGTCCGGTGACTTCCGGACGATGCGGACAGCTATGCCGGCGCCGGCTCCGCCCGCGCGCCAGAGCGCGTCTGCCGCGACATTGGCGTCGCGAAAGATCGCGTCGATCGCCGCGCCGAAGGCCGCCTGCATCAGAGTTACGCTTCGTTGGCGCGCGCCACGCCGTTCAGTCGAACACGCCCGACAGTGCTGCCGGCGGCGTTATCGACGGCGATTGCAGCCGCACCGATCAACAGGTTGCCGGTGGCGACATTGGTGCAGCGTTTGTTGGTGTTGTCCCAGTAGGTCAACTGGCCCACGGTCCACGCTTGCGAGCCGATCTTGGTGAGATCGAATAGGCCGGTGGTCTTGAGCGCCACATCGGCGCCGCTCAAGGCATCCGCTGTGCAGACGCCAAAGAGCTGCCCCACCTGTGCGCCCTGGCCGGAAGTCCGGTCGTAGGGCGCTGCGACAGTGATGGTGTCGCCCGCCTGGACGAAATTCTTCATAACTGGTCTCCTGAAATGGAAAGGGGCCGCACGGCGCGGCCCCTTCGGGTTGTTCCTAGTTGCCGATGATGATCATCAAGCCGGGTTGGCGCCCGCGTTGTAGAAGACGCCGCGGAAGTCGAGCGCTTTGGCAGCGAAGTCGTGCCGCACTTTGATCTCGACGCCGTCCACCTCGAAGCCCGCCCGCTGATCAATGAACGGTTCGGTCTGCCCTTCGAGGTGGGCGTATTCGACCGTGTCGACAAGGTTCGGATCGGCGGCGAGATACCAGGGCTGCGGACCGCCGGTCTTGAACAGGCGCGGCTCCTCGACGATTTGCAGCGATCCGGTAAAGGCATTCACGTCGGCGGCCTTCACCGGCGTGGTCGCGGCAATCATCTTGCGGGCTTCGATCGAGCGCTGACCGGGTGGGACGAGGATGTAGCGCGGCCGAGCGTCGATATACTGCTTGTCCGCCCCGGCGCCGTCGCCGAGATCCTTCTGCTGGGTCATCTTCTCCCAGGCCTCCGAAAGCGCCGTTTCTGCGATCACCGCAGCCGTGCCGATGTTGCCGTGGTTGGCATGGAAGAGGGCCACGGTGTCGGCGAGGACGGCGTTGGCGAGGAGCACGTTGTAGACGATGCCCGATTCCAGGTCGGCTGCCCGCTGCCCGGCGGTGCCGAGCGCGCGATCGAAGGCCCGGAGGTCGTCGTTGATGATCGCCTGCCGCGTGAGTGCGACGATGCGGCCGTAGGTGGCGAGCTGATAGGACTCGCGGCCTTCGGCGATCGATCCATAGCTGAACTCGGCGCCCTCCATCACCGCCTTGAGCGCAGGGAAGCTGCCAATCTGCGTCGGATACATCGGCTTGAAGTCGGTCGCCGTGGTGCCGCGCGCCCACTGCTGGAACGTCCGCGGCGTTCCCGCGTAAGCTTGGCGCAGGCGCTTGCCCGCGACCGCCGCCAGGATCAGCGGGAAATCAGAAGTCGACTGCATTCCGACCGCGCGTGTCGCCTGATAGGCGATCTCGTTCGGCGTCAAACCGCGGGTCCGCACGCCGGCGGCCTCGAGACAATCCCTCGCCACATCGATCAGTCGCATGCCGCGATATTCGCGGGCGCGGTCCGTCATGTGGAAGGACTGCGGCTGCGCCCGATGGAGCATCGCCTCGGCGATAGCCTCGCGGCGCGTCACGGTAGCGTCGAGGCCGCCCGCCGGCATGGAGATCTGCGAGTGGCCGGTGCCGCGCGCATCGCGCTCCGCCAGCTTGTCGAGAATGACTTTGCGCGCGTCAGGGACCGAGACGTTTCGCTTGACGAGATCGTCGGCGACTGCGCGGTCGAGTGTGAATCGATCGACCAGCCCGGTGATCGTAGTAATGCGCTCCTGCTCCTCTGCGCGGACCTGGTCGGCATTGACCACGGTCGTTGCCGGAGGCGAAGCCGCGCGGCTCGCGTCGGGAGCGGGATCGTGCGGGTCGGCGGCCGGCGTGTTGCCCGGCACGTCGTCGTGCTGCGACATGGCATGGTTCTCCTGGTTGTCGGGCTTCACCCGGTTGGTGATCTCGAAGGGAAATAGGCGGTCAGGCGGCTCCGACCTGACTTGGGCGCCTGGATCGGCGCCGATCGTTACGAAGCTGATTTCGTAGGGCGTCCAGCGCTCGACGAACCACTTCTCGACATCGCCGGCCTGCTCGGATTTCTCGATGCGAACCTTGTCGATCGCGTAGCCGACTGAGACGTTGCGGACGATCTTGTCGGCGACCAGCGCGAACATGCGATCCGCCGCCTCGTCGACACCGGCCTTGGGAAAGCGCACGCTTGCCTTGCCTTCGCCGCCGTCGATCGATGCGCGTTCGACCACCGCCACCTGCGACTGCGTCGACCAGACGTTGTGGCTGTCGAGAACCGCCGCCCCAGAATTCAGGCGGGATAGATCGACAGCCTTTTCCGACACGACGAGGATTTCGTCGTAGTTGAGAATCCGCCCGCTTTCCCAATCGTACTTGCGCCGACGAACTGCCGCTCCCGTCGTCCAGACGAGATCGATCGAGCGGGCCTCGGCATCGATGGAGGAAACCGGCGCAAGCCGGGTCTGCATCGGGAGCGCGTCGCGGCGCTCCCGAAGGGCTGGTTCAGGCATCGCGTGCCTCCTGATCAGGATTTGTTGGCGGTGGGCTTGGGTTTCGCGGTGCTTTGGTCAGCTGCCTGTTCCTGCTGATAGAGGCCCTGCTGCGTCACCTTGCGCGGATCGCTGTCGAGAACGATGCCGAGCTCGTCCAGCTTGGCGTTCGTCGCGGCGATTTCGGCGAGAATGTCGTCGAGGTCTTCGCCCTGGCGGCCGATGACGCGGGGCAACGACGTGGCGCCCATGCGTAGCATCATGAGATCGGCGCGCGCGTCATCAAGCGGGTTGAGATACTCGAAGCGAGGCGGCGACCAGTTCACGGCGATCTTCGGCACCGGAACGAGACCGGCGACGTAGGCCGCCTCGATGAACCAGTCCCAGATCGGCTGGCAGAACATCGGAATGACGATTTGCCACTGGATCGCTTCGACGATCCTGCGGAACTCCACGATCCCGGCGCGGATCGATGAGTAGTTCACCTGACTAAGATCGCCGGTGAGAAGCTCGTAGGGAAGCCGGAACCCCGCGGCGATGATGTGAAGCTGGGCGCGGAGCCACTCGCTCACGCCGGCGGTCGCCGCTGGCTGGTTGAACTTGATGTCTTTGGCGCCGCGCGCGTAGGCGATTAGGCCAGGCTCAAACTGCTCGATGGTCTTGCCATCGGAATCGACCACCGACGGGGCCACGCCTTGATCGGCGTCGTCCCCGCCGGTCACGATGCCGACAAGGCAGGCCTCTGTCTTCTTGCGAACGAGTTCGGCATTGGTCCAATCGTCGAGATCGCGAAGCGCTCGCATGACCGGGGCGCCCCATGGCACACCCCGCTGCTGCACGCGGTCGCGTTTGAAGAGATGGACAACACCGTCAGCCGGAACGCGCACCGACGCGAAGCCGCGCGACAACGGAACCGCGATGTCGCCCGGATGATCCGGGAAGAGCCAATATCCGACACGACGGCCGAGCGGATCGTATTCGATCCCGCGGACGGTGCGGCTGCCGTCGGCGCGGCCGTCGATCTTTGATTCATCGAGATGATCGGCCTCGTTGATCTGGATTTGCAACGGAACGGGCAAGCCGTCGCTGGCACGGCGGATTCGGCGGCGTGCGAAGATATCGCCTGCTTCCACCATTCCCGACACCGCGAGTGTCGTGAGGCCATGAAAGTCGCTGCGGCCGTCTGCGTCGCAGACGCTCGACCAGCGCCCAAAGAGATCATCGATTGTCTTGTTGAGCGTTTCATCGCCGCTCGCCGCGCGGGGACAGATTCCCGAGCCGACGATGTTGCTAACCCAGGCGCTGACTGCCTTGGCCGCGTGCGGATTGTTGCGCACGAGATCGCGCATACGATTGCGCAGAACCGCGCCTGCTGAAGCGATCTCCGCATCCGCCGAAGCACCCGCCGAGCGCCAGCCGTCGGTTCGCCGGCCGGCCGCGGCGCCGTCATAGGCGCGTTTCGTCAAGTCATCGAAGGCCTGGCGCGCGATGAGCCGCTTGACTGCGGCGCGCGGGGCTATAACCGCCACCGCCCGGTCGATTAGGGACGGCGTGGGAAGGAGTTTTGTGCCGATCATCGATCGCCACGCCCGAATGTGGCGAAGCCCGCAACCGGCCGCGGGTTGCCTGCGGCCGAACTGATCGCGCCCTCGATCGTCTGAATGCGCTTCATCAGGTCGTCGGCCGAGCCGTATTCGACGGTCTTGCCGTCGTAGGTCACGCGGAGTGTGCCGCTGGCATAGGCCGACTTCAGCGCGTCCAACTCGGCCTGCGACCAGCTCATTTCAACCATCCCTTGCCGCCATTGCGACCACCCAGCCATTCCGAGCGGCGCTTCTCGCCGGACCTGGCCGGCGGGCGGACTTGTCCGGCGGCGTAATCCGTCGGACGATCTGCCGCGATTTGTTGCTCAAGCATCTGCCATTTGGCGTCGAGCCATCGATCGATGCCGAGGAGCCAGGAAGCAGCCCGCGCATAGACGCGACAATCGAGCGCCTCATTGCGCTCGCGCATTTGCCGCCACTCCAGTTTCGAGAATCCGCGGCGGTCGCGAACGATGGTGAGTTGCTCGGCCGTGAGCTGCTTGACCCATTCAGCGGTGATCCCCGCCGGGAGATGGATGAAGCCGTCCGGGAACGTCACGCCTTCAGCGAATTCCTCGTCGGTGGGGCGCTCAAGCCGAAGGAAGCGATAGGTCTCCGACTTGAAGACTGCGCCAGCGACCCTCCAAAGCTTCACGCCACGGCGAATCTTGCGGCCGTCTTCAGTGGCATCGACGTAACTCGGGCCATCGACCGGCGCAGAGCGGTCGAAACCGTCAACGCCCTTGATCGCCACCGCCACGCCGCCACCGAAACGACGAACCCAGGAATAGACTTGCGAAGTCGTGCGGCCGTCGCCTGAATCGATGGCAAGGCGCGCGATCTGCATCGAGGCGCCGCCCTCGTGCTGCCATGTAGCGCCGAGCAGTTTCGTCAGCTCATTCCAAACATCCGACCCCGACGTGTTTCCCTCGAGGACCACGTGATCGACGAGCCAGCTTTCGAGGCCCCGACCCCAGGCCCAGACATCCACCTCGATGCGGTCAATCTGAACGTCGCCGCCTGCGGTAAGAATGAGCCCGCCAGCCGGCACCGTGCCCAGCGAGTGATCTCTCGGCCGATCATAGAGCTGCTTCCAATCGGGTGCCTCGCCACGCTCCTGCCAGGTTTCGCCGAGCAGCGTGTTCTTTGCGGCCTTCAGCGCCGCATCGTTTCCTTGCGCCGCTTCCCATTCGCGCGCGATCTGCGCCCATGAGAGCCATCCGACCGGCGAGTAGAGACCCGAGATGTGGAAACCGACGACGTGCGGATCGGAGCATTCGGCGGTCGCACGCCACTCGCCGTCAGCGAGCATCGCCGTCTTGTGATGCTCGGCGATGCCGCGCTCGCAGGATTCGCAAGCGTATTCGGCAGTCTCGGGCTTGCCCTTCTCCCAGCGAAGCCGCTCGAACCGAAGCCATTGCATCGCCCCGCAATGCGGGCACGGCACGAAGTACCGGCGCCGGTCGCTTGCTTCGTATTCGCGCTCGATGCGCGAAAGGCCGCGGATGGTCGGCGTCGAAACCATGAATACCTTCCGGCGGTGGCCGAACGTCCTTGTCCGAGCCTCGGCTAGCGCGATCGGATCGCCTTCGCCGTCAACGTCGCCGTCGTAGGCATCGATCTCGTCGAGGAAGAGCCAGCGGGCGGGCATCGATCGGAGGCCGACTGCGCTGTTGGCGCCGGTCAGGACGAGCTGCCCGCCGGCGAAGCGCTTCGCGAGGACCGTGTTGCCGCTGTCGCGCGAGCGCGACGGCATGATCAGGAGACGCAGTTCCGGGCACTCCTCGATCAGCGGCTCGATCCGCTGCTGGGAAAGCCGCTTTGCGAGATCCGTCGTCGGCTGGACCGCGAGGAACGGTCCCGGTGCCTGATGAATGCAATAGCCGATCCAGTTGTTGCCGGCCTCGGTCGCGCCAACCTGGGCGGCCTTCATGAATACGATCCGTCGCGCCGGATCGGACGGCGACAACGCATCCATGATTGCGCGCATGTAGGGCGTGCGATCCGTCCGATAGCGCCCGGCTTCAGATGAAGCGCGCGAGGAGAGAATGCGATGGCGATCCGACCATTCAGAGACCGTCAGCGTGGGATCGGGCGCAAGCCCGCGCTCCCAGGCGCGGATGATGTCGGCCTCGCCGTCATAGGTCTCACCGGAGTTCGACCCGGACGTCCGAGAGCTCGGCGAGATGCCGTCGGACATACTGTTCCAGAACCGTTTCCATTGCGTGGGGATCGACGCGAAGTTCGGCGGCCATCAGCGCTGCGACGCGTGCGGGCCACTGCACCCAGGCATCTCGCTCGCGGCGGGCCAGGGAGAACACGTTCGAAATGGCTCGATTGCGATCGACGAGATCGCCCTTGAGCTTGCCGAGGCGGATACGCCGCTCCTGCGCCTTGATCACCTCATTGGCCGTGCGCGCCTGAACGAAGGTCATGTTTCCGGCGGCGGGCGTGGGCTCGCCGCTTTCGCGCAAGGTTTCGCGGACGGCTTCGACCGCCGCTATCGGCACCGGGCGCGGTGCACTGCGCGGCGGCGTTGCTTTGGGCGCGGCGCGCACCTGTGCCGGATCGGAGGCCGCCGCCCAGGCCCGATCGGCCTTAACGGGATCGATCGTGCCATCCTCTTCAACGGCAATGCGGCCCGAGGCGATGGCCTTTCGAACCGCCATGTCGGAGATGCCGCGATGGCGCGCATAGGCCCTTCGCGACAGACCCATCGGGTGGGCTCCCAATCAAAAATAACGAGCGATTAGAGCGACTTAGGAGTTGCTCCGTTTCGATAGTCGAGGCTGTCTGCGACCCGTCCTAACGCACGGAGATCGCTCATGAAAAAGCCTCGCAAAGTTCATCCCGCCGACGCCGCCAACGCCGAGACTTTGGCTCGCGCCGTTCGCTTCGACGTTGCCCTTTTTCTCGGAACGGGCCGCTACGCCCGGGCGAGCGCGCCGACCCTTGAAGGCGCGCGCATCGAGGCCCAGCGCCTCGTCGCCGAAAACCCAAGCCCCTTCGGACGTCGCATGCCGCTGATTTACGGCGTCACCACCGAAGGCCGCGCCGCACTGATCACCTCGAACTAACCCCCAACCCAAGGTGCAATGCCATGACCATTGAAGCCACGACCTACGACAAGAAGTTTAACGCCCAACGCGGCGCGCAGCGTGCCGGGTTGAAGCCCGGCGAGTTCGAAGTGTTCAAAACGGCGGACGGCCGCTTCGGCTGGCGCGCGCTCGGCGCGGCCACGACGGAGGTTGCAGAACCATCGATCCAGATCTCGGACCCGGCGCTTGCGGAACGCCCCGTCGCGCGGGCGAATGCAGCATCGTCGGCCTCCGGCCCGAAAACCGGCAAGCGCAAGGCAATCATCGAGCAGGCGCAAGCCGGCACGCTTCCCGTTGCGCCGGATTTCTCGAAGCCGACGCACGCGCGGTTTCGGGCGAAGCTCGCCAAGCTGGTGGCGCTCGCCGAGGCGGGGGATGTCGACGGCCTCAAGGCCATCGAGATCAATCCGGTTTCAACAAGCCCGAAGGCGATGGCGCGCTATCGCGATCTCGCAATCGTCGCCATCGAGGCGCGGCGATCCGCCGCTTGATCAGGGCCGGGCAGGCCCGGCCACATTCCAGAATACGATGCGGCCCGGACCCTTCCGGGCCGTCATCGTCTCCCACGCTTTCGCGTCGTAATGCGGATCGGACGGAAAAGGCGGCATCGTCTTGGCCACATCCGAAAATGGGCGCGGATGAATATGGATCGCGGCGCCCGCCACGTCATGAGCATCAAGTTCCCGCCCGACCTGAACCACATGGCGGCGGGCTCGCGGCCACGCCTTCGCCAGCGCACGGGCGAGCACGCCAGAACCAGCGGCGCACCAGACTTCATCGGGATCAAGCCCGGTTGCGAGAGCGGCCTCGGCGAGGCGGGTAATCGCTTCGGGCAGATCGACGCCGAACGGCACGAGCCGTGCGCCGCTAGCCTTCGCATACTCCTTCGCCCGGGCCTGCACGACCGAGAGATATCCAGGCCGAACCGGCACGACCTTCGCGCCGAGCCTTGCGGCTTCGAGCGTTCGCGGATGAAGTTTCGCTCGCGCCGCGACAAAAACGGTAGCCCGCTTGCCGAGATCGCGCGCGACCGTGGCGAGCGCCGTCTGCGCGCCGCCTTCGGCCGGACTCGCGTAAATCGCCTCGTCTGTCCCCTCGAACAGCACTGACATGAACCGCGCCTTGGTGCCGCCGGGAAAAAGATCGTCCCGGATCACCAACACGCCGCTATGCTCGCGAACGACCGGCGGCGTCACGGAAGGGCCTCTGCGCCATCAGCAGCGAGCTGGGTTTCGATCTCGCCGAACTCGACTTCGCCGCAAGCTTCCGTTGCGCGCCGGGGATCGCCCTTAACGAAGACAAGCACGCTTTGGTGCGTGCGACCGAGCTTGCGGGCGGCAGTGAATTGTCGGCCGGTGCGGATCGGCAGCGAGCCAACCGCGGTGACGAGAATTGCATCGTTGTAGAGATGGGCGCCCGCCGCCTCGAAGGCCTCAATCGTTTGGCCCGGCAGGTTCACATAACAGCCGCGAGCATCACGCACGTCGCCGACGACCCAGACCGCAAAGCGATCGTTCTTCAGCTTCGCGATGGCGTCGCCGATAATCGCGGCCAGTGCTTCGAAGAAGGCGGCCTCGTCCATAGTCGAGAGATCGGCCGGATCGTCAGAATAGCGTTCCAGATTCCAATAGGGCGGGCAGGAGAAGACCAGGTCCGCCTCGACAGTGGCGGCAAGTGCACCAAGATCGCGCGCATCGCCGGTGAGCCACTCCGGGAACGGTTCGGCGGCGAGGGCCAGCTGCGCGCGGTTTGCGGCGACCTGTTCGGGCCGCAATTCGATTCCGACATATCGGCGACCAAGCCGGGAGGCGACAATGCCGCGAACTGAACCGCCCGCGAAGGGATCAAGGACGATGCCGCCCGGCGGGCAGAACCAGCGATAGGCGATCTCGCACAAGACCGGATCGAAGATCGATGTGCCCGAAGCGGTCGGTGCGTCCGAGGCTTCGTAGTGCTCGGCGAGAAACTCCTCGGTCGTCAATTCACGGCCGAGCTCGGCTTCGCGGGCGCGCTTCTTCGAGTAGAAGCCAGGGTCGCCCGAGGTGTGCGAGGGCATCAACACGCCGCCATTCGAGGGCGCGCCGACCTCATGCTCGCCGCGCATCAGATCCTGGCCGAAGGTGCGGGCGAGACCCTTAGCCATGGGCGGTCTTGTCCTTCTTTCCGGTCCAGCCACGATCCAGCGGGCGGGGCGAGCCACCCGGCGCTGCGTTGTTCCGGTTGCGATAGTGATTGAGGCCGGGCTCGGTCACGCCATCGGCGACGCCATAGGTCGCACCTTCGCCGCGGCCGAGTTCGGAGCGGATACCGAGATCGATCCAGGCGCGCTTGCGATCCTGCCACCAGCCCTTGCGGGCATCGAGTACCGAGAACGGCGGAATGCCGAAGCGTTCGGCAAGTGTCGCGCGTTGCGTTTCGTTCGAAGGATCGGGCGAAGTCTCACCGGCCGCCGGGCCATCGCCGCCAGTGTCGGCGACGAGGCCATCGAGCAGTCGGCCGAGTTCTTCCTCGGCAAAGCCCAGAAGATCGAGATCGAAGGCGTCTTCCCGGAGGGCCGCGATTTCAGCTTTGAGCATCGCGTCGTCCCAGCCCGCGTTTTCCGCGATCCGGTTGTCGGCGATGACCAGCGCTCGACGCTGGGATTCGGAAAGGTGCGAAAGCACGATCACCGGCACATCGGCGAGCCCGAGCTTCACGGCCGCGAGAACGCGCCCGTGGCCGGCAATGATCACATCGTCGGCCCCGATCAGCACCGGGTTCACGAAACCGAATTCGGCAATTGAGCCCGCGATCTGCGCGATCTGATCGCCCGAATGCGTCCGCGCATTGCGGACATAGGGGATCAGCCGCGCAATCGGGCGGGTCTCGATTGTCAGCATCATGTCTCCGTTGACTGCGAACCGGGTGCGAACCGCGAACCTGTGGGCGGGTGCGAACCCGGTTCGCGAACCTGTCGCTAGCTCAAGGCCGCGCCTTTGCCGCCCGCATGCGTTGAGGGCCGGGAAGAACCTAAAGGGGGCGGGGGTCGGTCGCTTCGATGCGTCTTGCGCGTCGAAGGCGCGCGTGGTCGCTGCGTTCGCTGAATGCGACGGTGCTAGGAAGCATGTCGACCACGCCTGCACCTCTCGCGATCATGGCAGGAAATATCGCCAAATCGTTTGAAAATGTCTCGCGCGAAGTTCGACGAACTGGCGTCACCGTGCGCCTGTTGAGCGCTGGCGCGAGCCGTCCCCACGTCGTCGAACGCGCGTTCAAGTCGCCCCTACGCGCGCGCGAAGACGGGCTCCTCATGACGCCTGCCTACTTGGTTTTGGGGTGCGAGCCTTCTGCTCCGGCTTGAGGCGATGGCTGATCTTAATCAGCGCTGTTGCCCACCAGCGCCATGCCGTGGCGCGGCTTACGCCTAGCCTGCGGCAGATCGGCTTCCAGCGCATGCCCTCGGCCCGCATCCAGACGACGCGCGCCTCGTCGGGTTCAAGCCAGAACAGCCAGGCGAAGCACTCATCCATGCGGTCGATGGATTGCGGCGTTGCCCAGATCTTCATGGGCTGGCGCTCCATTGCCATGATCTCCCACGTCGTTCGCACGATCGCCGGCCAGACGTTGAAATAGCCCTGCGGTTTGTCGTCAGGCAGACGGCGCAGGGTGCGCGCCGCCTCCTCGAAGCGGTCCTCGATCTCGTTCGGCGAAAGCGGTCCAGAGAAGCGCTTGCTCGTCGTGCGCCTCAGGGCGGGTGCAGGCATGGGATTTCCTCCGGGTTTGCTAGAACGGGATTTCGTCGCCGTGCTCCCAATCGATTGGCGGCTTGGTGGAAGGGTTTTCGGTGCCGCGATCAGGCGGCAGCGCGTTTAGGCCAGCGAAGCCCGCTGAACGGAATCGCCCGTTGCGGGCGGGCTGATTGCGGGCTTGCCTTGTCTCGCCTTCTGTCGCGGCGCCAGAACCGATCGCAAGTTTCGCGGTTGTGCCCGCGGGCCGAACCGCGGTGACTTCGGCGCCAGGGACGGCTTCCTTCGTGGCGCGGACGGTGTCGCCGAATGCCTCGATCGCCAGGGCGACTTCGGCCAGCGTCCAGACCGCGCCCTTGCGTTCCTTAGCGATGGCGAAGGCCTCGTCGGAATTATGCACAATGGCGATGACTTCGCCGGTCTCGGGCAGCACGGTTTCCCAGATCGTCGGCGCGAGGGGCCTCCACCCCGCCTTGATCGCGGCGGCATCGAGAGCACCCCAGGCGCGCAGCATCGCTTCGGCCTGGGCCGAAAGAGCGGCCGGAACATCCGAGCGGATCGCTTCATTGAGACGTTCGGCTTGCGACCGAAACCGAACGGCGAGCGGCGCATCAACAAGCTTTGGCAGGCGATCAATTCCCCATTTGCGTTCCATGGCGGAAGCCACCGCATCGAGGCGATCGAGCGAGGCTTTCGCCAGATCGGCGGCGGGCATCGGGTTGAGGGCGGCGGTCATGCCAGCACCCTCCGCTGGGAGCGCGGCGCGGCACGCTTCCGCGTGCGCGCCAGCGCGGTATCCCCGAAGGGGATACTCGCCTGTCTCCGTTTCCGTCTCCGCTTTGAAATCAATGGTTTGGCGGGGCGTTGCCGCGTCTCCGCGACGTTTCCGCCTCCAATGAATTCAACGACTTCGCGGATGTCTCCGCCCCGTCTCCGCCGATCCTTCGCGGTCATTCGAATTCCTCCGCAGTTTCGTGATTTCGGCCGGCGCCGCGCATATCGCGCTCGTCCAAAGGGATGATCCGCAGGCCGTAGGATTTGGTTTTGGCGTTGAAGAGCGCCCGTTCGATCGCGCCGTCGCTCATCAGCCGGGCGAGGACATCGGCGACGGTTTCGGAGGCGCAGCGGAGCGCTTTGCCGACGACGCCGGGCGCATAGCGATCCTTCGCGCGCGGTTGGTCGGAGAGCGGTGCGCCGGCATTCCAGGCGGTTCGGATCGCCTCGAAGAGGGCCGCTTCGATTTCAGATGACCGATCGAGCCTTGTCGCTTGCTCGTTCGGATCGCCGGGCACGAGGGCGCCGACTTCCTCGCCATTGGCGATGGTGATCGAGACGCGCTTGAACCAGCGCGCCGAGCCGGACGCGAGCGACAGATTTGCCTTCGCATCGTCGAGCCGCACCCAGAGGCGGCGCTCCTCGGCCTCGAGGCCGAACTTATCGGCATCGCTTTGCGACATCGCAAAGAGCGTGCGCATGATCCGAGCAACGCCGCCCAGAGACGACGCACCGCGGGAGGCAGAGAGCGAGCCGGCCCAGGCATCGGGCGAAGCGGCGGGCGGCTTGCCGGTGTGGTGGACGATCATCACAGCGCAATCGCCGCGACGGGCCACCTCGCGCCACATCGCCCCGACAGCCTTGATCTGGGCGTTATTGTTCTCGTCGACCTCGTGGGTTTCGACGAAGGGATCAACGATCAATAGGCCGACACCTTCGGCCTTCACGCGTTCGGTGATCGCCTCGATGTCCGGCAGGCGCACGACAGCGCCGTCCTTGGTCGCCTTGGCGATGACGAGCGGGCGTTCGGAACCCGAATTGAGCCCGAACTTGCCGCGCAGATCGGCGGGCGCGACGTTCCATTGCTGCATGATCGCCGCAAGGCGGCGCCGCAGTTCGTTGCGGTCGTCCTCGTTGTTCCAGACCCACGCCCTGATCGTCTCGTGGACAGTTTCGCCGACGATCTCACCCCGGCCAGTGACGCCGGCCACCGCAAGCGCGATGCCAAGCGTTGATTTGCCGGCGCCCGGCGGCGCCACGAGCACGGTGAGGTGGCCGCGGATCGCGAACGAGCCGACCAGCCAGCGGCGACGCGGAATCATCGCCGCGTGTGAGCCGTCCTCCCATTGGATTTCGATGGGCGGAGGCGGAAGCTTGTCGTCGATGGCGACCTGCGAGTTCGGGATGTTCCACTTGCGCCGCGCGCCGAGGATCATCGAGGCAAGCTGGTGGCGCGTCTGGTCGGGCGTAAAGCTTCGACCATCGGCTGCCTGGCCGATGGTCAAGGCGGGCGCGAAGGCGAGGATCTCGGCATCCGACAATCCCCGCGCCACCCAATTGCCGACGAGGCGAACGGCGTTCTGGTGCCAACGGTCGTTGCGCTGGATCGCCGCCAGCGTCGCCTCGACCGACAGACTGCCGATGGGCAGGTCGAGTGGCGTGGGCGCGGAGGGAGGAGTCGTGCTCGGACGAGCAGGTTGCTCCGGAGGTGTCGGCGCAGGGCTGGGACGCGGAGCGGGTGCGGCGAAGGCCTGTCCGAGCGTCGCCGCCCAATAGGCAGGCGGGCGACCATCCTCGGGGATATGTACCTCGGTGGCTTCACGAACGCGCCCGGGCTTCACCGGCCAGGCGATTGATCCGCCAAGCCGGAGCACGCGGGACGGGTTCGAGACGGTGCTGTCGCCGCCGAGCGCCAAGCCGATACCGGAGCACAGCGTCTTGATCGCCGCACCGTCCCGTTCGGCCTCCGCGAGCCGCCACCACATTTGCGCCCGCACATGCGGATGTCGGCCGGTGACGATGGTGATGGTCGGCGGCGCACCCGCCGCCTTCGCGGCATGAACAGCGGCGCTGACGCAATCGTCGTCGATATCGGCCCAGGCGAACGGCGCGGAATAGAAGGCCACATCCGAAGCTCGCCGGTCGAGCGCCGTTCCGGGTTTGCGGAGCGCGGCACCCAGATAGACGTTGCAGCCTTCGACGCGGTTCAGCGCTTCGGCGCGTTCCGCCAGCGCCTCGAGTTCATCGGTTCCGAACAATTGCCCGCGCGAGAGCGCCCCGGTGGCAGGGTCCGTCCAAGCCAGTTCGATCAGCCCATCCAGCGCGCCATCAAAGCCGCCGCCGAACACCTGTTCGACATGGCGCAGCATCGCTTGCGCGTCGGGCTCTGGAATTGGCGCAAGCGTTGTCATTCGCGAGTCCGC